AGTCTGACCCTTTAGGGTAGATCGGAACTCCCTCACCTATCTCGCAGCTCGCTTGAGTTACGAGTATGGAGTTCCCTTCCAAACCATTGTCGAACTACCGGCAGCGGCGTTTAAGGCACATATAGAAGTCCTTAAGGACTTAGCAAAGGAGCGAAGCGATGCCAGTAAAAATCGAAATACGCGGCAACGCTGATTTGCGTAAGGCAATGCGTCGCTTTACTCCTGACCTTGAAAAGGCATTACGAAAAGAACTTGCAGCTGCTTTGACGCCTGTTGTAAAACAGGCTAGAGGATTTGTAACTAGCCAATCACCCATGTCTGGATGGGAAGGTGGCACGGGTTCTGGAATTACTAAATATAGTTCTATGTTTAGAGTTGGACAATTCCCTCTTTACAATTCAACAATTATTAAGGCTGGCATAATTTACAAAACTACCCCTGGCGCAATAAATCAAAACGGATTTAGTTCTATGGCTAGTATTCAAAACAACAGTCGCGCAGGATCAATCTACGAAAGTGCTGGTCGCGCTAATCCAAATGGACAGCCATGGGTAGGTCCTAAAGCTGGAAGCAAAAGCAACAAGTTTAGCAAATCCAATAATCCTAACGCAGGAAAACAGTTTATTCAAAACCTCCCGCCTTTAGTGTCAAGTCTGAAAGGTCGAGGTCGTTTAATTTATCGCGCTTGGGCTGCTAATCAAGGCAAAGCAGAAGGCGCAGCAATGAAAGCAATTGATACGGCTCTAACACAGTTTCGTAAAAACGTGTTATTAGAAACATCAAAGGCAGCATAATGGCAATTACTAGAGAAGAAATTGTAATTGGTTCAAAAGCCGATACGCGTGGATTTAAGAAGGCTGAAACAGCAGCCGCAAAACTAACTAAGACAGTTAAAACCCTTGCTGGCACATTGGGGCTGGCTTACGGCACAGCCGCACTCGTGTCCTTTGGAAAAGCAGCAGTAAGAGCTTTTGCAGCTGACGAAGCCGCTGCACTTAGATTATCTAACGCAGTCGATAACCTAGGCATTTCTTTTGCCAATCCTGCTATTGCTAAGTTTATCTCTGAACTAGAAACTACAGCTGGCATTGCTGATGATGTACTACGTCCAGCCTTTCAAGGATTGCTTACAACTACCGGATCACTTACCCAGTCACAAAAGTTGCTTAACGATGCAATTACAATCAGCCGCGCTTCTGGCGTGGACTTGGCTACAGTCTCACAAGACCTTGCTAATGGCTATGTAGGCATCACCAGGGGGCTTAAGAAGTACAACACAGGGCTGACCCAGGCAGAGTTAAGTTCTAAGTCTTTCTCTGACATTCTTGGTATTCTTCTTAAGCAATCAGCCGGCGCTGCTAACGCCTACCTTGCCACTACATCTTTTAAGTTCGACGTTCTTACAATCGCAGCAGACAACGCCAGAGAAGTTATAGGTGAAGGGTTAGTCAAGGCCCTAGCTCGTGCTGGCGGTGGAGCAGAAGCCAAGGATGCAGTCAAGACTATTAACGCAATCGCTAAGGGAATCAATGCAATTACCCTAGCCACAGGCACAGCAGTAGGTGGACTCACTAGCGTTCTTTCCTTGCTTGGCAGATTGCCCAAAGATATATTTCAGGGCTTTGTAGCGTCACAAGGCGGCATTAACATGCGCCAACCTGTAGTTCCTAAAACAGCAACTACTAGCATGACTGCGCAGCAAAAGGCTCTTATGAAGTTAGAGAAAGATGCAGCTGCCCGTAACAAAAAACTTATGGAAGCGCAGACCAAAGCATCAAAGGCGCTTACAGCAGAGCAGAAGAAACAGATTGCGCTTAAGAAGGCTGGCTCAATCTTTGACCTAGATCAGATTCAAATTATTGCAGCATTAAAAGGCAACCTTTCTAAAGAAGATGAGCTGCGCTTAAAAGCTCAACTAGCCTTGCTTAACGGCAACGAGGTTGTGGCAACAGCCCTGACAAAGCAGATTCTTATGGCACAGGATCAGACGGGCAATCTTTACAAACTATTCTTATCCTTGCCAGATGCTCGCAATCCCTTTGCATACCTAGAAGGATATCTTGACATGCTGGCTGGTAAAGCCGCGTCAGTATTAGCTTTACAAATACCTATTGCGCCAGTAACAGGCTCTCAAGGCTCACAGTTTGGACCTGGTCCTTACTTGCCGACTCCTGAAACCAATGTTCAAACAGGCGCTTTCCCTAGATCACAACCGGGAGACTTTAGACGAGCAGAGGAAAGGTCAAACCTTACTGGACCAATGCAAGTTGTAGTACAGATTGACGGCAAAGCAATAGCATCATCACTTCAAAACTCATCGTTATCAGGCATAGGCTCGACAGTTAATAGAACTGGGGGTTAGTCATGGCGCTGCCAGCAGACATCTCGGTATCATTTGACTTCTCTAGCGGTGCAACGTTTGGCTATCCCTTCGTTCTAAACGATGCCAAGTATGGAGTTTTAGATACTGGCACATTAGGAGCTTCTACAGTTTCCACGCCAATCATCGACCTTACTCCTATCGTACGCAGCATTACTATCGACAACGGTCGTAACATTCAGTCCGATACCTATCAAGCCGGTACAGCAGTCATACGAGTTTATGACTCTGACGGATCATGGAATCCACAAAACACATCCTCCATCTACTATCCATTTTTAGTGCCGCTCCGCAAGATTCGCGTATCAGCTACAACAGCCACAACCACCGAGTTCTTATTTTCTGGCTACACAACAGAGTATCGCTATTATTATGATCAAGCCGAGAACGTTGGCTATGTAGATATCTACGCAGCTGACGCTTTTAGATTGCTCAATCTTGCACAGGTTACAACTGTTACGGATTCAGGGGCAGGACAGGCAACCGGCACACGCATAGGCAAGATTCTTAATGAGATTGATTTTCCGGCAAACATGAGAACAATAAGCACAGGGCAGTCGCTTTGTCAGAGTGATCCTGGGACTTTGCGCACAGCCCTATCAGCAATCCAAAACGCAGAATTCTCGGAGCAGGGCGCTTTCTACTTTGACGGGTCAGGCACAGCTATATTTAAGAGCCGCAACCAAGTTCAATCGTCTATCTCTGGCACTCCTATTGAGTTTAACCAGACCGGCGATATCCCATACAAGAACCTAGTCTTTGCCTTTGATGACAAGCTCATTATTAACACAGCCAGCATCAAGCGCATAGGCGGTACAGCGCAGGTCTATCAGAACGCAGACAGCGTAATTAAGTATTTTCCTCATCAGTACAGCGCCCAAGACTTAGTTATCGATACCGATGCTAATGCCCTTAATATTGCTGCTACTTTTGTGGCTAGCCATGCCGAGACCACCATCCGCATCGATGCCATGACTGTTGATCTATTAGACCCAGCAGTTCCAACAGACACAATGATTGGCTTGGACTATTTTACCAACGTCAGAATCTCAAACATACAGCCGGACGGCTCAACCATAGTTAAGACCTTGCAGGTGCAAGGATTAAAATGGGAGATTAGCCCTAACGTAATGCAATGCACAGTTACAACACTTGAGCCTATCGTTGATGGGTTCATAATTTCAAGCGCAGAACGCGGTATAATTGGCGTCAGTGCGATTACCTACTAGGAGATATACATGGCAGCAGGATTAGGTTTCAAGGAGTTTACAGTTGGGGATATTCTCACAGCCGCGGACGCTAATGGCTATTTAGCATCGCAGACAGTCATGGTCTTTGCCTCGTCAGCAGCTCGGGCTTCTGCAATCACTAGCCCACAAGAAGGCATGGTTACTTACCTCAAAGATACAAATGCCATTGAATATTATACAGGTTCTGCTTACGTTGCAGTCGGCGCAGCTGGCGGCGGTATGACTCTCTTGTCAACTACTTCACTTACAGGGGCAACAACGACAATCAGTTCTATTGACCAGACTTACGTTAATTTACAAATCGTTATTAGCGGCGTGACAAATGCAACCGCAAATGGTTCAAAAATTAGAATTGCTCCTAATTCCTCCACGACTCTTAGTTATGGTTACAACAGCGTTAATGACGGTTCAACTGTTTATACTGGGTCATTAAATGGCGAATATATTAGAACCACAAATTTCAATTATAGCAACAGTGCGTCAACAAATATTTTTGTATTGCAGATTTATAATTATGCCTCAAGTACGGCTTACAAAGAATTTCTTTGGAATTGGGGCATACAGGAATCCACGACTTTTTACCGAAGCATAGGTAGCGGATATTTTGCTTCAAACACAGCCATTTCTTCTTTGCAATTTAGTTGCGACGGCGGAAATATGTCAACCGGAACAGTCCTAGTTTATGGAGTCAAATAATGCCAAATCCAACAATTAGAATCCACGATTTATCTACAGGCGAAGTCTTAGATCGCGAAATGACTTCAAAAGAATTTCAAGATTACAAGGCAGACCAAGAGAAAACTGCTGCCGAAAAAATATTGCAATCTGAAAAAGAAACCGCAAAGGCTGCACTATTAGATCGCCTGGGTATCACAGCCGAGGAAGCCGCACTACTACTGGGATGAAACCCGTACTTTGCAAAGCCGGACAGCAACTTAGAGAGCAGTTCGATGATACTTACCCAGATAGAGATAGAACCTCGGACGGCTGGATTGGCGACACTCGTCATTCAGCACGTCCTTCTGACCACAATCCTGATGCAGAAGGTATCGTTAGAGCGATTGATATTGACAGGGATTTATCTGGAAAGGCAAAGCCTGACCTCATGCCTGACCTTGCGGATCAGATACGACACGCAGCAAAGTCTGACAAGCGCATTGCTTACATCATCTTCGCAGGAAAGATTGCTTCCCCTCGCATGGGGTGGCGCTGGCGCAAGTATTCTGGAATCAATCCGCACACTAAGCATTGCCATATCTCTTTCACTAAGAAGGGCGATGCAGATGGCTCGTTCTTTAATATCCCAATGATAGGCGGCACAGCATGAACATGAAGCACCCAGCAATCCTTTCAGTAGGAGCGTTCCTAGCAGTATGGGGAACTACCTCTAACTTCTCACTTGACTATCGTGCAATTTTGGGCGCAGTCGTA